TTATGCCAAAAAGTCATCCTTGGAGAATGACACAATCTATGAGTATCAAGGAAATCGGTTGTGATGCATTTGCAGAAGCATTAGAATCTTTTGGTTTAGATTGTATCAGTGAAAGTCGAGCAGATTAATGCTTGACTTTTTTGGACAAAGAAAGTAAAATTAAGAATAACAAAAGGCAATATTAATAGGCAAGAAAGGGCACAATGCAAAAAACTATATACGTTCTGGAAGGTTCTTACAGAAACAAATTAATAGAGAACCAAACATTTCAACTAGTAAAACCTTATCAACCACATCCACACAAAGAAGGTGGATACATCACAGTAAAAGTTAATCCTGAAGATTATGCAGGAGCAACATCAGATAAAATTAAAGTTCATGTTGCAAATGAGAATCAGTTGAGAGATTCTGCACCTGAACAACCAAAAGAAGAATCAGATGCTGAGACAGTTGAAAGAATGAGAAAAAGATTCACAATACTAGACAGCATGACAAAGGCTTGTAAAAAAGGTGATGTGAGAGCAATGATTGTATCAGGACCTCCAGGTGTTGGTAAATCGTTCGGTGTTGAAACTGTATTAGATAGATATGGAGTTGTGTCTACACTTGGTAACACTAAACCAAAATATGAAGTTGTAAAAGGTGCTATGTCGCCAATTGGTCTATATTGTAAACTTTACAATTATTCAAGTGCTGATAATGTTTTGGTGTTTGATGACTGTGATAGTATTTTGTTAGATGATTTGAGTTTGAATATTTTGAAGGCGGCTCTGGATTCTAAAAAGACTAGAAGAATATGTTGGAACACAGACTCCCATATGTTAAGAAGAGAGGGTGTGCCTGATACATTTGAATTTGCTGGTTCTGTAATCTTTATTACAAATATTAAATTTGATAATGTAAAGAGTAAGAAGTTGAGAGACCATTTAGAAGCATTAGAAAGTAGATGTCATTATATTGATTTGACAATTGACACTATTAGAGAAAAGATACTAAGGATCAAACAGATTGTTACTGATGGTATGCTTAAAAATTATATGCTACCACAAGAAACGCAAGATGATATTGTTGCGTTTATTGATGAGTACAAAAGACAATTGAGAGAGATCAGTCTTAGAACTGTGCTTAAAATTGCAGATTTGGCAAAAGCATTTCCAGAAAATTGGAAAGAAATGGCAAAACAAACTGTTTTAAAACCTGTATAATGGAGTTATAATGTTAATGATGAAAAAAGCAAAAAGAAACAAATTGGAAAGAAAATTAGACGAATACAACCACACTATGGAATTGATTAGAACAATCGTTCCTATTGCGGTGTTGGCTTTACAAATATACATTTTGGTGAAACTGATATGAGAACACAACCACAAGACGTTATTGCAAAACTAGAAGCAGACAATAGTAGACTAGCAAAGGAGAAGATATTATTAGATGCTATGCACGAAGGACTAGATGAGTTCTTTGAAGGTTTAAAGATGTGTTTGGACAAGTTATACACATTTGGAGTAAAACAAGTTCCAACAAAAGATGAAGTTGTAGCAGGTCAAGGTTGTCCTTGGAATGTATTCAAAGACCTTGCTGTCAAATTAAACAAAAGAGAATTGACTGGACACAATGCCAGAGATGCAATTAATCTTGTGATGAGTTCAGCGACAGCAGAACAATGGAATGGCTTTTATAGAAGAATATTAATTAAAGATTTGCGTTGTGGTGTTTCAGAAAAAACTGTGAACTCCGTAGCAAAAAAGAACAAGTATGGCAAGTACATGGTGCCCGTGTTTACTTGCCAACTTGCCCATGACTCTGCAAACCATGAAAAGAAGTTAGTGGGTGAGAAGATGTTAGAAGTGAAACTAGATGGTGTAAGAACTTTGGCTATTGCTTATCCAGATGGTAAAGTAGATATGTTTAGTAGAAATGGTAAAGAGTTTACAAACTTTGGACACATACAAGAAGAAATATCAGCAGTTGTAAAACAAGATCCGCCACCATATCCTTTGGTACTAGATGGTGAGGTTATGAGCGAGAACTTTCAAGACCTTATGAAACAGGTGCATAGAAAAGGAAGTGCTGATGCCAAAGATGCAGTGCTTCATTTGTTTGATTTTATTCCATTAGAAGAATTTAAAAAAGGTAGTTGGGATAAGACACAAACTCAAAGAACGGCAATGTTAAAAGCATGGTACCAAAAGCATGAAACCAATTTAAACGCCGTTACAGTGCTGGATCATGAAATTGTGAACTTAGACACACCCGAAGGGCAAACGACTTACACAGAGGTGAATAAAAGGGCCGTAGAGGGTGGATATGAGGGTATTATGATTAAAGATCTCAATGCTCCTTATGAATGCAAAAGAAGTCATGCATGGTTAAAATTAAAACCATTTATTGAAGTGAGTTTGGAAATCAAAGCAACAGAAGAAGGCACTGGCAGAAATGTTGGTAAATTAGGTGCTTTGATTTGTGAAGGCGTAGATGATGGCAAAAAGATTAAAACTAATGTTGGTTCTGGTTTAAGTGATGATAACAGGGATCAGTTCTGGAAAAACAAAGACAAATTGATTGGACAGATTGTAGAAGTGAGAGCAGATGCTATTACAAAGAATCAAGACAGTGAGGATGAATACAGTTTGAGATTTCCAAGGTTTATGAGATTCAGAGGTTTTGATTTGGGAGAAAAGTTATAATGATTAAAAAAAGAAAATTTAAAATTAAAACAGAGAAAAAATGGAAGTTTACACAATACGATGGTCCTCCATATTCTTTCAGTGTAAAAGTTAATGGTAAGTTGAAAAGAATGACTGGTTTTGATGAGGAACACATTAAGAATCAATTGTGGCCTAGAAAAGCAACAATGATTAGAAAGGTAAAAGATGCCTAAAAAGAAGTATGATCAATATGGACACATGGTTCAATTAGGTAAAGTGTCTTCATTGATGCAGGCATCTATTCAATTGAACAAACTTATAATAAAAGAGAAGGAACTGTTAAAGAAATATGAACAAGCGAAATTGGTAAAAGATATTAAAAATGACTAAAGAAATAGAACCTATAAAAGAAAAACTGGACGAAAAGATTAAAAAGTTGAACAGCAGTAGAGTATTCAAAAAAGTTACTCCGATGCACGACTTGAGTTGGTATGTAAAATGGGTATCAGTAGTTTTCGTTATTATTGGTTGGATGTTGACATCTGTAAACTATTTTCCATGGAGCGTCATATTCCAAATGACTGGAGTTGCAGGTTGGTTATGGGTAGGTTATCTATGGCATGACAGAGCACTTATTGTCCTTAACGCAATTGGAGTGGCGTTGTTAGGTATGGGACTATTAAAATATTGGGTAGGAATGTAATGAGTAAAGAAGTAGACATAATAAAGAAAGCAATGGCGGACAACAAAAAAGTTTTCTTAAAAGAAATGAAACAACTTAACGATAAGATTGATAATCTGGACAAGCGTCTTACCAAACACATTGATTTTATAGAAAGGGTATATGGACCATTATCAAGCAGTATCGACAAGTTCAAAAAATTTTTTAGGTAGAAGTATGATTAATATACAAGATTGTGGATGGTGTAATAAATTAAGAAACTGGGCGATAGATACTGCCACGGTTCTGTTTGACGACAATCATAATGATTTAAGAGCATTGCCTAAGACTGTAAGATTGCAAATCTTGGTAGTGTTAAGTTTTGTTTGGAGCACCGTATTCACTGTGTATTTTTTCAACATATCCACTATGTTATATGGTTGGGTAGGATTAGTTGTAGGTCATTTGGGAATAATATTTGCGATGTATGTTACATTCAAGCAGTTCCACAATGCACGGAAAAAAATTATTAATTACAAATTTGACGGTTATCATTCTGCTGGAAGAACAAGAGGTTTTATGATAGGCAGAGATAAACAAGGTAATCCTTATAAAGTGCATTTTGATCCAAATGATCCAGGAGGCGAACATGAGTAAATGGATAGTGGGAATTATGTTTTTTGTGGTGTTAGCCATGTTCTGGAAAGGTATTGAAGTGTTAGGACCAAGCAACACCAACAGAGATGTGTTGTATGAAGGACCTGTTAAGTCTACAGAAGATAGATGGAAGGCGGCTTTTGAATGGATGGAAAAGAGAAAAAATTAGATCAATTTGAAATAGAAGCAAAGACATCCGGTGGTGCAGTGTTCGAAGCAGGTGTCAAGATGTCTAAAGAAAACAAAGCAATCAGAAGAATAGCAGAACCATTAATGGAAAAGCATTGGAAACACAATGTAACCAACCTGCATAGAATTTATAAGGTAGCAACATACCTTTATACAAGAGGTAAAAGATTGAAATGAAAAGTTTCACAGTAGACATAAAAGTAGGAGATAAGGTTGAAGTTGGACGTTTTAGAAACGTGATGGCAACAGTCAAAGCAATTGAAATAGACGAGCATGGACAACCTGTTATCATTACCAGCAAAGGTCAAAAGAAGTTGTTTAGTTTACGAGTAATGAAGTTATCACCAGGTGCAAAAACTCCAAAACAGATACTTTTAGAGAGAAATAATAGAAAAAAATCTTGATTTTTCTTTCCTGAGACTATATAGCATTTATAGTACCATGGAAAATACAGAAATAAAAAAGCCAACAATACAAGAAAGAATTGCAACTCGTGTAAACGAAATATGCGATCCAGTAGAGATATGGCTGGACAGATTCAATAACAATCCAGATAGATTCAACCCAGACACTTTGAAACTTGTACCTTTATTCAAAAAAGAAAAGGTAGGTGGAGTACACGCAAGAAAGATCCAAGAGAGGTATGAAGAACAATACAAAGAGTTCAAGGACCTATTGGCACTACGCAAAAAGAATTTGAAGTTTAAGGAATTAGAAGATGAAGAAGATTATGATTCGGACGAACGCCAACTGTTAGAAGCATATGAAGACTTGAATGATGATCTGGTTTTAAAGTTTATCAAAGCATTTGATAACATATTTGAAGCCTGTGATTACATGATTAGTATCGCCAATGCAAACAGAAAGCCACGAACCAAGAAGGTCAAATCGCCAGAGAAGTTGGTGGCAAAAATGCAGTTCAAAAAAGAAGATGATAAAATGCAACTCAAATCAATAGATCCTGCTGAAATAATATATG